TAACTTCATCAATCTTTATTCTGACGAGGATGAAGAAGAAGTATACCGAGATAGGCGCGCATATTATTAGGAGCTTCGTATGGCTAATACCAAATACGACAACAGAACCCGCCAGCAAATAGCGGCTGATGAAGCAAAAGAAAAAGGTTTATTCGGTGCGATTGGGAGCTACCTCAGTGGCGACTTCCCACGATCCGAAAGCATGGATGACCCTCAAGGCAGGCTGATTCGCAGGCAGAGGGGTATGGAGACTCTCAAGCAACGCGAAGCTGAAGGCAAAGAACGTGCTGCTCGTCTCAAGCGAGAAAAAGAGCGACAGATCGCAAAGAATGAAGAGGCTCGCAAAGAGCGTGTTCGTGCTCGTGAGCAAGCAAAGATTGATCGTCAAGCTGCGTCTGTTAGTGGCAGGGCTTTAAATGCTGACGAAAAGAAAGCAATTGCCGACATGAAGCGTCGAGAGCGTTTGGCTCAACAGGAGTCTGCTCAACAAAGCACAGGCGTTCTGCGTTCTTCTGGAAACCAGCCGAAAGCTCCCGCCAAACCGAAGGCGCCTGCCGCCAAAACACCTGCATCTACTAAGCCTGCCTCTACCAAATCCACTCCTACCAAATCCACATCCACCACGCCCAAGCCCACCAGTTCCACACCTGCATCAAGCGGCCCAGAATGGAAGAAATACAAGTCTGTTGCTGCGGCAAAGAGAGCAGGTTCTAGATTTTACACGGGTTCGGATGGCAAGAAGAAGTTAGCGATTACGAAGGAAGAGCTTGGCCGTAAGAAGGGTGAGACACTTACTCAAGCGTACAACCGCGTTGAAGGAAAAACTTCGCGTAAAGCTTCTTCTGCATCATCCTCTTCGTCGTCTTCTGCAAACAAGTCTTCTAACAACAAGTCTACTACTAAGAAAAATGAAACTAAGAAGGTTGGCGGTATTCGCAGGTTATTGTTGGGTGCTGACGGTAAGTTTGGTGGCGCCCGTGGCGCGATTGACTTCTTACCTGGTAAGTCTCGCCCCAAGAGGAAAGAGCCGGTCAACAAAATGGGAGGCGGTATGATGAAATCTAAAATGGCATCCAAAGGTGGTGCGAGAGGTGGTCGCAGACCCACGGGTATGAAGGCTGGTGGCCCTGCAGGCAAGTTCCCTGATCTTACGGGTGACGGCAAGGTCACACAGGCTGACATTCTCAAAGGTCGAGGTGTTACCAAGAAGATGGGCGGTGGCATGATGAAGTCCAAAGGCATGGCCAAGGGCGGTGCCATGAAGAAGAAAGGCTACGCCATGGGCGGCCCAGTTAAGAAGAAGGGTATGGCCAAAGGTGGGCCCGTCAAGAAGAAGGCTGTCTCACGCAAACCTCGCGGCGTAGGCGCTGCGCTTCGTGGATACGGCAAGGCGATGAAGTAATGGCCCTTCCTGCGGTAATAGCTGCTTTTATTGCCAAAGAAGGCGTTAAGAAAGCTATTAAGAAGTTTGGTGAGAAGGCTGTAAAAGAGTCAACTGATGAGCCGATCAAAGGCGTCACACAAGCTCGCCAAAAGATGCTGACTGAAGCGCAAAAGAGTCGCGCCCGAAAGGCTCAGAAAGACTTGGGCCTTTCTGCCCGCAGAGACATGAAGGATGCTAAGCCGCCTATTGAGAGGTCAAAGGGCGGCATGGTCACAAAATGGGAATCTAAGTGGGGATAGAAGACCTGCTGCGGGATGCCTTGTCTGAGGAAGCTCGTGCGGCATCTGAGCAGATGGCCGACATCGAGTTTGAAGATGAGGTTCAGAACCGCCTTCCTGAAGATCTCCGCTATGGTGGGCTTTATGGATTATTGTCTTACCTAGGCATGCAAGGCCAAGGTGATCAAGAAGGATCGCTAGGTCGCCGTGCTGTTATCAAGCCCAAAGGCATGCCGAGACCAGGTGAAGATCAACGTGCATCAACATTCCTTGGTTCATATTATTTGCCAGAAGCAAACCCTGACAGACTAGCTATGAACGTAGATCGAACAATGGGTCTTGATTTTTACCAAGGCTCTTACCCCAATCCTGATGAGATCAGGTACTTTCAGTCAACCAGTCCAAGAGCTAGAGAGCTTGGTGCTGGTGGACTAGATGAAGTGTCAGACACAGTTGCTCACGAGCTTTTTCACAGAGGTCAAAGTCTGCCGTTCTTGAAAGATATGCTTGAAGAAGTAAATCAGAAGATGAATCTTGCTGACCGTGACTCTGTGATGGGCCGCGTTAAGTATGAACGTCTTAAAGATGAACGATCTAGGCTCAGAAATCTTGTGCGCGAAGGTCACTATTACTTAGATGCTTTAGCCAAAAAGAACCCAATTGATAGCGAAGACAAGCAAAGAAGAGATGATCTATTGGATATATATGGTTACTATCCCATAGGTTTAGACAGGACTCGTCTAAAAGAGCTTGAAGCTTTGCAAGACGATATCGGTAACTACTTAACGCCTGAAAAACAAAAGGAACTTGGGGTAAGGCTTCCAACCCCTGCGGCGGAACCAAAAGAACCGCTAAGCTTTGTGGAACGGGCACTAGACTATGCTAAGGACATTTTTTAATTGCCATATCTGCAAAGCAACATCCCGCACTTCAAAGCGTGGGTGAGACGGGAATACACACACAATCACGACAAATACCACGGCGAGTTTTTACACGCGATGGTTGTTGCTGTCACCACGATGCCCACGAGGTGCCTGAGTTTTCAGGTGATCTTTACGGGCTGTGAGAATGATGACGATGAGAACGAGCCCAATGTGCACGGCGGTGCCATGTGGGCCAGAATGCCAATCACTGCTTTGGTAGCAGACACGCCGTTTGAAGATTGGCCTATCCCTATGGCAGTACACGATGCCCAGCCTTGGGACTGTTCTTCTCACACTCACGCTGTATACGTTCTAGATCGCGCTACACCGTGCCCCTGGCTTGCCAAGATCGATGGAAACTTTTACCCAGCAAAATACTATTTCACTGTTGATTACTCTGAGAATGAGATCGCTGATGATCCTGCGCAGCACAAACAATCGCATGTGATGGAGTTACTTGATGCTGGCGAGTGGACTGGGAATATAGTAGCTTTGCCCAACAACAGGGTGCGAGTGACGCATCCTGCGTGGTTTGAGACTGGCAGTGGGGCACCTGACTTCAAGCCTTCTCAACACATTCACTACAGCAAGTCGGATTTGGATTACACGTTAGATGTGAATCGTATCTTCGATAATCTGTATGCAGATAGTGGCCACGATACTGAGGACGAGTAATCTCGAACATAGGCGAGTGATCTTGACCAAATGAGATAAACCCAAGAAGGGCATGCCATGGCCATAGAGCGCGGTGTAGATGACGTTGATGTCGATGAGCTAGGGATCGAGGACAACACCAAAGAGATTCAGCTTGCCGAAGGCTCTGAAGAAGATCTGATGTTCGATGGCATGGAAGATGAAGACGCCGCATTCATGGACGATGGCACCATGGTGTTTGGTGAAGACGATCTTAGTGAAGACATCCCTCCTCCGTTCAACTCTAACCTCGCTGAAATCATTGATAAGTCTGATCTGGGCAGAATCTATTCTGACTTGATGGGTGACATTGATGACGATAAGTCATCGCGCAAAGAGTGGGTTGATCAGTATACCGAGGGCTTAAAGTTCTTGGGCATGAAGTTTGAAAATCGCACTGAGCCTTTTGAGGGCGCATCTGGTGTGATTCATCCGCTGCTTGCGGAGTCTGTCACTCAGTTCCAAGCACAAGCATACAAAGAATTATTACCTGCTGGTGGCCCGGTTAAGACCATGGTCATGGGTATGGGTACGCCGCAGACAGATCTGCAGGCGGCTCGTGTTCAGGAGTTCATGAACTACCTGATCACTCAGGAGATGAAGGAATACGATCCTGAGACTGACCAGCTGCTGTTCTATTTGCCCTTGTCTGGTAGCGCATTTCGTAAAGTTCACTTTGATCAGTCACTAGGCCGTCCTGTTTCTCGTTTCATCCCATCTGAAAAGCTGATTGTACCTTACGGCACTACCAGTCTTGATAATGCAGTGCGTATCACGCATGTGATTGAGATGTCGATGAACGAAGTGCGCAAGCTTCAGCAGACGGGCTTTTATCGCAAGACCAAGGTGTCTGGTGAGTCTGACGATACGACATATTCATCTACGGATGTGGATGAAGAGATCGATGAACTGCAGGGCGTTAAGCCATCTGGTAGCTCTAGCGATTACGAAGCAGAGCTCATGGAAGTTCATGTTGAGCTTGATATCCCAGGCTTTGAAGACAAAGACGCGCAGGGTGAAGACACAGGTATCAAACTACCGTACATCGTCACGTTACTTCCTAAGCAAAACACGATTCTTTCGATACGCAGGAACTATGTCGAAACGGACGTTATGCGCCGTCGCATTGACTACTTTGTGCATTACAAGTTTCTGCCAGGCGTTGGATTTTATGGCTTTGGTCTGACCCATATGATTGGTGGATTGTCTCAGGCATCCACCTCGATTCTGCGTCAGCTGATTGACGCTGGCACGCTGGCTAATTTGCCTGCAGGTTTCAAGGCTCGTGGTATTCGTATTCGTGATAGCGATGTACCACTGCAGCCTGGTGAGTTTAGGGATATGGATGCACCCGGCGGGTCACTGCGCGATGCGTTGATGCCTCTGCCTTTCCAAGAGCCAAGCGGCACGTTGCTGCAGTTACTTGGCATGTTGGTGGAAGCAGGCCGTCGTTTTGCTTCTGTGGGTGATATGCAGGTTGGTGACGGTAACCAGCAGTCGCCTGTCGGCACCACGATTGCGTTACTTGAGCGTGGCACCAAGGTGATGAGCGCGATACACAAGCGCATGCACTACAGCCAAAAGGTTGAGTTCAACCTGCTTGCACGGGTGATCAAAGAGTCACCAATCAAGGCGTATCCGTATCAGATTGCTAGTGGTCAGCAGCAGTTGTTGGCACAGGACTTTGATGACCGTATCGACATCATTCCTGTGTCTGACCCGAATATCTTCTCCATGAGCCAGCGCGTGATGCTTGCTCAAGAGATGATGCAGATGGTGCAGTCTAATCCGCAGGTCCATGGGCCTATGGGCATGTACGAGGCGTATCGACGCATGTACGAAGCGATGGGTGTGCAGCAGATCGAGCAGTTATTACCACCACCTCCGCAGCCACAGCCTATGTCGCCTGCTATGGAGAACGCTGGGTTCTTGCAGATGCAGCCTGCACAGGCGTTTGCTGATCAAGACCATGATGCGCACATCAAGTCGCACTTGGCTCTGTTGAGGTCACCTATTGTTGCCGCCATGCCGCCGGGACAACAACAAGTTGCCGCTATGATTCAAGCACATATATTCCAGCATGTTGATTTCAAGGCGCGAGAGATGGCGCAACAAGACCCTGAAGTTATGCAGATGCAGCAGCAAATGCAGCAGACTCAACAGCAAGCACAGCAAGAGGCGCAAGTTAACCCAATGGCTGCGCAACAGGCTCAGATGCAAATGCAGCAAATGCAGCAGCAGATGCAGCTGATCATGGAAGATAAGGTCGCTCAGATCACAACACAGATCATAGAAGAGCTTGCTCCAGAGCTTGCCCCACCACAGCAAGATGACCCACTGGTCAACCTGCGTGATCGTGAGCTTGATATCAAAGAAGCAGATCTACAGCGTAAAGCGAGTGAAGCTAATCGACGCATTGATCTGGAAAGTGAGCGTATTGATAACACTGCAGACATGGCCGATGAGCGCATGGAGTTGCAGAAAGAGATCGCTGACATGAAGGACGATGTGGCCCGTGAGCGAATAGGCTTGCAACGTTCTGCACAGATGGCTAAAACCGCAGAAAATATTGCCAAAGATTTTTTCAGGCAGTAAATCAAAAGAGGGATTTACAATGAGTTCAGTAAGACAGAAGATGGCCGCAGTTCAAAAGGCCGTCAACAAAGCAGAAGAAAGACTTCGCCTTGGCGAAGAGCCAACTCCAGTACCTGTTGAAGATAAGGTTGAAGAAGTTGCGCAGCCAACACCAGAGAAGAAGGCAGCACCTAAAAAGAAGGCTGCTCCAAAGGCCAAAGCCAAATCAACACCAAAAGGTAAGAAGTCATGATC